CGATCTAACCGGACCTGTAAATGTAGTATTTGCCATAATTATATCCTCCTAGTTTTGAACATAGTCTCTAGGCCGTCGACTATACGCGTCTATGTTCTAATTAATTTGTATAGTAATTATTTTATATACTACTTTTTAATAGAGTGCAAGAGAGCCTATAGTGCAAAGTGGATTTTTTCCAACGATGTAGCTTTTTATTAAGTAGCTACTGAAACTTGTGGAACAGCGTCTTCAATTTTATTATCAAGATGAGCTTTTTGAGCTTCAGCTTGTTTTATATGATTAATTATTTCTTTGACCTTATGATCAATTCTAACCATATTGAGAGTATATCTACCCTCATTAAGATGCTCCTGTTCCCATTGTAGATCCAATACTTTTTTCTGCTTGTATAGATCGTTCAGATGTTGTTGCATCATTTATATTTATAACCTCCTCATAGGTTATTCTATATCTACGAGAATTTTCTCCCGTATATTCCCAAACTATATCATTTTTTCCTAGTTTGTCAATTATAGCTTCTTCTAAGGATTCTGGATTGTCTTGAGATAAGACTTCAAATTTTGAATAGTAATTGTAGGCATTAATTATAACAATAAATTTTTTCATAGTATCTTTCATCTTATCTTATAAATGTGGCGGGATTGTGTCCCGCCACAAATTATTTAGGTATTATGCACCTTCAACACCGAAGATACCTCTAAAGTCAGATACACCAAAAGAGTATCTTTCTCTAGCTTTGTATCTTACGTTGCCAGTATCGAAATCACCTTCCATAGCAGTTTTGATAGCTGCTCTTTCAAAGTATTTCATTCCATTCGGCACGTCAGTGATAATGTAGAACGCGTCCGTGTCAGTTAAGAAGTTATTAACTCTGTAACCTTGTGGAATCATACCCATAGATACGATTGCGTTGATATCATTATCAGCAGTTGCAACTCTACCTTGAGACTTCATCAATCTCTCTGCAGTAAATTGTAACTCAGAAGGAATAATCATTTTTACTCCTCTAGCTGCAATTTTTAAACCTCTTTCATCAGTCATTGCCGCAATATCAATTAACGACTGTTCTAATGAAGTTTCGTTCAAGTCTGCTTGAGTTGTTAAAGTGTTTTTAACAGTACCTGCGATTGTTGGGTGAGCAGTGTTAAATAATGAAACACCATCCCCTGAATCGAAAGCATCGTTAGAAGGTAGACCGTTAATCAACGGAGCTACTGCTTTAACTTGTTTTGTGTTCGCCATAGATCTAGCTAATGCTTTAGTATATCTACTAGCAAGTCTGTCATACAAGTTATCCTCGATCGCTTCTTCAGTAATCGCGAATGCTAAAGCTACAGTCTCGTGAGTGTATCTAGCAGTGTAAGTCTCTTGAGCATTGTCAAAAGCTACGCCAGCACCTTCAGACTTAGTCTGTGCTTGAGCAAAACCTGATAACATAACTTCTTCTTCAAACGCTCTGTCCGAAGATTCTGTAGTGTATATCTCAGCATGCTGATTTTCATAACGTTTATATTCCAAGCCGAATAGAGCATTCAAACCTGGCTCTAGTTCTTTAACTAGTTGTCCTCTACTTATCGCCATAATTATTCTCCTCTATTATACGCCTGCTTCTTGTTTTAACTGGTGTTGATTGATTGTAACAACGATATTAGCGTTTGCTCCAAATTCATTATCAATACCTTTAGCTAAACCAAGGATTTTTAATTGGCTTGCTGTTGCGCCCATAGTTCCATTAGCTTCCGCTTTTGAAACCCAGTTAGGAGTTACTCCTGCTCCTAAAACAACAGCTGTACAATTACCAATATTAGTTTGTGCTACTGTACCAGCACTTTGTATTTCAAACCTTTGATATGGGTCATCAGCTACAAATCCAACAATATCAGTTGCTGAGTTTGATCCTGCTAAATAATTAGCCCACGTAGGTTTGCTTGTTGATGAGTCAGTATAGAAAACACCTGTAAGGCTTCCTAATAAATAATTGTCTGCACCAGCTGTTCCTCTTACAATAACTCCATCAGAGCTAATTGCAACAGGGTCATTGTGATAAATGACAGCTGTGCTTGCAGCAATTGCGTATTCGGATAAACCTTGGTTGTCTCTATTCTGACCAACTTTTCCTGACGGTCTTAGACCGAAAGGTGCGTCTGCATTTGCCATAGTTGTGTCCTCCTTATAGACATTTTAGTTTAGTTTATCCTCAAGTGGGTAGGAATTGTTAAAAAATTAACTTTTCTTTGAGCCACCGAAGGTTACACGAGTCTGTCGATCAATATTGATCGGCATACTAGGGTGCTGTTCCTTCATAAGATCGTTGTCAACTGCTTCGACATTTTCCTGAGCTTGTTTTTTATAATACTCAGATCTTTGTTTAGCGATCTCTTCCGGTACCCTTGCCAGCACAAGGCCACCAACTCCGATTACTCCTGCGTATTTTCCGTCTTCGACAATTGGATAGTCTGCATCCGGGTATTCATCAGCTCTAACTAATTCATATCCAGATCTTATTCTTCCAGCGATATTCTTAGTATCTTGGAATCCTAATGATTCTGCTCTTATCCATCTATGCCTGAATCCTGTAGGCGCAGGTGGTGCATCTAAAGATGATGGTGGAGACCAAACTTTGGGTTTGCTTTGCTTCTCCCTTGTTTGACTCGCACGCGAGGTTCTTTGATCGTTATTATTTTCCATATGCTTATACCTCCTTCGTGTTTAAATGTTTCGCATATTCTTCAAGTGGCACACCTAATTTTTTAGCGATTGCTACCTGAGACGGTGTGAGTGTCACAGTTTTGCGACCATTTTTTGTACTTCTTTTAGCCGAAGCTACTGTCTGTATAGGCTTGGTCGTTTCCTTAGATTCCTTTTTACCAAATTTATGAGGAAATTCAAGTCTTATTCTCTTATCAATTTCAGAATAATATTCATCTGATTGAGGATCATAACCTTCTTCCTCTGTAAGTTTTTTGTGTAAATCAAAAGCAGTATAAGTCATAGCAGAATCTTGTCCAAACCATGAGTTTTTACTAGCCCACTCCTCAGCTTTAGGATCTGGTATAGCTTGTTGAGAAACAGGTTGTCTTTGTAGATTAATATCAGAAGACCTTAAAGATTCTTGTCTTTTATTGTATTCTGCCTGAGCTTCTTTAGCTTCAGCAAATCTAGCTCTTTTATAACCTAATTCAGATATAAGAGTCAAGGCTTCTGATTCAGCGGCTAAATCTTGTGATTCTCTTGCTGCAGCTAATTGAGCTTTTGCTGCTTGAAGTCCTGCTGTAATGCTATCTTCTGTAGACTTCAGGTATCCTGGTTCAAGCTTCTGGATTCTAGATTCAGCTCTTTGTTTAGCTAAAATCATTTTCTCAGCATAACTTAAAGCTTCATTTTTTTGTCTTTCAGCTTCTCTCCATTTTCCTGTTAGCTTCTCTATTCTTTTTCTTACACTTTTAGAATATTCATCTAACTCTTTATCTTTTTCATTTTCATTTTCTAATTCATCTTTCTTATCTGAGTCTTTTGACTCTACTTTCTTTTCTTCTTTTTCTTGTTCTTCTACTTTGATTTCACGTTCGTTCTCAAACGTTTTATCTTCAACAGATGATTCTGGTTTTTCATTTTCTGTAGATTCATTTTCTAATTCTACATCAACTTCTGGACCAGATGTATCTATATCAACCATTTTATTTTCTTCGGGCATAGTTTATCTCCTTCTATGTTAGTATTGATGAAGTATATCTTCAGGGTTATCGATGGTTGCTAAAACTTCATCATCATTTAGCAGTCTTACTTCCCCACCATCTATCTGGATTCTTGATCCAGCATATCTTGCAAAAATTACCCAGTCCCCTTTTTTACACCAAGGACCTTCTGGAAATTTTTCTTTATCATAACAATGTGGACCCATGGCAAGAACTAAACCACAAGTTGATCCAACCTGTTGTCTTTCTAAAGTTTCTTGTCCTAGATATAATCCACCTTTAGTTTTCTCCTTCATTTTAAAAGGAAGAACAACTATTCTCCATCCAGTTGGTCTAGGTAATTTATCTGATTCTTTTGTTTTTAAACGTTCATAGCCATCAACTTCTTCTTTATGAATTTCTTCGTATTTATTTAGAAGTGCTGGTTTAATCTTCTGGTTGTCCGAATTGGACAATGTTGGTTTGGTCGTATTCTCTTTCAGTATCATTTTGCTCCTTTGGTTGTAGCAGGTTAGAGATTTCCTGTAAAATTGTCGCATATGCATGCGCTTTGCCAATCATATACTTGTATTTTTCCATATTGTCAATACCTCCGCCAATCATACTTTCTCCGATAGCTTGGTAATTATTTTTTAAATATTTCTGTAATTTACTAATAATAATTAATTCTTCATCTAACATTAGTTATTTTACCTTTCTTTTTCGTTTTAAAATTTTAACTCTTTTTTCCCATAACCATGAAGTTATTTTAACTGCATAAGTTTCAATGAAAGAAAAAAAATTATCAATCTTATCTAAAAATTTATACATAAATCTATCAAACATTAGCAGTTCCACTTTCTTAATGATTTATTAATTCTTGAATTTGGATCTCTTGCTGTTTTTGCAGAAGTTAATCTTTTTTTCATTCCAGACATTCTGGCACAAAATGATTTTCTACGATTAGCAGCTTTAGAACCTTTCTTTAATTTAGATGGTTTAGTAGTTACTGCCATAGATAATTTAGAACCAGGATTTGCTCTTCTGTAAGATGCAATGCCTTTTCTATTTAATCCACCAGACTCAGATTTACCTTCTTTTCTTTGCCATGCAGGTGATTTAGTTCCTGATCTAAAACCTCTTCTTTGTGTAGAATGTGCTTTTGGATAAGGAACGTTTTGTTCCAATTGATTAAAAATTTTAGGTGTACCTTTTTGAAATTGTTTTCTAAACATATGTTTTTACATTCTTTGGTTTAGGGCCAGTGTTTTGGACTGCACGTTTTCGTCTGACAGCACTCGCCTTTTGCGACTTTGTCATCCGTGTGGCTTTTGCAAGTGGGACGCATTTTGGATACGCTCTCTTGCTCCCTTTTGATCTCCCGCACGGTTGATATTTCCCATTCTTCTTTGGAGCTCCAATGTCTACCCATTTTTCCGCTACCCATTTTCTTAAACCACCTTCTGAATAATAACTACGCACATCTTTTCCTTCTAGCTAAACCGGCTCTCATCATTCCACCGTCTTTAGCTTTTTTTCTTCCACCTGGTTTTATTTTACCAGAACAAACTGCTGAACCATACATATTAGCATATGCAGAAGGATATACTTTGAATTTTCTTTTCGCAGCTGCTTTTCCTTTTGCACAAAGTTTAGCCATTCTTTTTCTCTTTTTTCTTTTTTGATTTTAACATTTTAAAATCTCTACCAGTTATTTTTCCATCTTTATCTACATCAAGTTTAACTTGACCACCTGATAAAAAATTTTTTCTAGTTTGTTTATTCCATCTTCTATTCGACATTATTTTTTTCCTCCTAAATGTTTTAGTTCCGTAGCTTTAATTCCATATACAGCTCCGACTACAGCTACCCATAATGAAATTATCCACCATGGCATAGTTTGTAATTTTTCAAAATACAGGTCTAATTTTTGACCAATCTCTTCATCTTCTGCAAAAACAGAATATGCAAGCAGAAACAGAGGTGATGAGAGAATTAATAAAATAAATTCGTCCTTCCAGTCTCCTTTTTGGTTTTGAGCAATCTGTCCGCTGTACTCAATCTCTCCTCGTTTCATTCTTTCAGCATGTACAATCTGTGCTTCTGACATAATGATCTCAGATTTCTTTTTATTCTTGTAGATCTCAGCGCCAGTCTTAAGTGCAGTACCTATTAAACTCCACGGGAACATTTTTTATTAATACCACTTAGCTTTTTTTGATTTTTCTTTTAACATTCTTTTAGTTCCTCTTACTTCTACTTCTTCAGGAACTGCAATACCGCTAAAAGCCTTGTCTGCAGAAGTCTTTGATCTTGGATCAATCTCAACTTTCATTTTTTCAGACTTAATATTAACTATTTTATTTAGTTTTTTCATATTATCTCCTTGTTTTTGATTTTCCAGCCTCAGATAAAGCAATTGCAATCGCTTGTTTACGCGATTTTACTTTTTTCTTCGACTTACCTATAGGTAATTCACCTTTTTTGAATTCCCTCATGACTTTTTTAACCTTTTTTTCTGATTTTGTCATTTTATTTATCATTGTTTAGTTTCCTCCTCTAAAAATTCTTACTTTTGGCATCATTGGAGCTTGATTATTCATCATAGAATCAACATTTGGAAGTGTTTTACCTAAAATTGTTTTTTCAATTGATGTATCAGCTCTTAGTTTTGCCAATTCTTCATTCTGTTCTAGTTTTTCATCATGATTTTGTTGATTCATCATTGCTTTCATTTTATCAAGATCCATTCTGTCCTTACCTTCACGTTCTTTTCGATCATTTTCCATTGCTCTAAGGTCTAATTCTCTTGCTCTTAACTTAGCAATTGGATCATTATCAAATTGTGAAGTAATTTTTTTCTCTTCTTCCATAAATTCTTCTGTCATTTCAGCAATTAATACTGCTTTTCTACCTTCAATCTGTTGTTGAATTTGCATTACTTGCATTTGCATCTGTTGAGCCATTTGTGGATTCTGTTGCATTAACATTTGCATTTGTTGTAACTGCATTAATTCATCTCTAAATTCTAATTCAACTTGTTCTTGAGCCATTAAACTAATGTGTTCAAAAATATTTTTTTGTAATGAAGCAATAATCATTGGATTATTTCTTGCCATATTTGTTTCCATAAAATTTAAATGAGCAGTCATATGTGCTCTATGATCTTGACCAGGAAAAGCTTGAAACTGTGCTCCACTTAAAGCTGCAATATGTTCTAACGCAGGATCCTGAGGAACTGGTGGTTGTGGTTTGATTAAAAGACTATCAATATTTTTTACACCTAAAGCTTCATACATATTTCTGTATGCTTGATACATATTATGCATTTGTGGATTTGAGGTTGCCAGTTGGAGTTCCGTTTGCGCAAGTGAGATACGCTGTGTCTGTGAGAAAATGTTAGGGTCAGCAACTGGCAATATATCTACTCTATCATCAAAGTCTGCTTGTTTAATCATTCTTTGACCCCCAACCACATCATATGGATACTCTTGAGGTAGATATAACTTGAATACTCTAGCCAAAAGTTTGAATTCATTCTTAAGAGCTGAGTAAATTCTTTTATGAATTGCTGACATGGTTCTTGAACCACGTTCTAATAAGGCAACTGTAGTTCCAACTGCTGCTTGTTGATTACCATCACCAACTTGTAAATCTGCAATCGATGCAAATCTTTGACCTGCAGAAACAACCACTCCCATTAATTGTAATAATGTTTGTGAAGGTTCTTTAAATGGTAACATCATAAATGAATCTCTTAAATTTCCACCTGGTGCATCTACATCTCTAAACTCTCCTGGTTGAATAGATTGTGCATCATCTCTAATTCTAATTCCTCTTTGTTTAAATCCAGCTGGTAGATTAGATAACGTTCCCGCATCTAAGAGTTGTCTTAAAGCTGCGGTCGCTGTTCTTGATAATCCACCAATCATGTGAATTAGACCGAAACCATAAAAACCTAAACCTGGTAAAAATTTAAAATGCACAAAGTATTGTACTTTTTTCTTTAGTAAATCACCTGGTTCATAATTCCTTCTAACAGCTAATATTTCATGTGAACCTTCTTCTAATGTTACAATATAAGGTAATTTAATTCCTGATGGCTCTTCAGTTTCTATATTTATATCTTCAAATCCTTCTAAATCTAAATTAATGTGGCATTCTAATAAAGTGTATACATCTTCATTTCTAGTTTTTGAAACACCTTCTAATTCTCTTTCTTTTTTCTCCACATCAGTTTCTTTATCTTGCGGTTTTCCTAAATCTATGTCTCTATAAAAACCTGCAATTTGTTGTTTACGTAATTCGTTTTCAGAAATTTTTACACGATGAATAATTGCTTCCGCATCATCTAATGAGGTAGCTGTGTACGGAACAATTAAATCATCTGCAGGAACGAACTTA